CCTTCGGCATGGCGACTGGCTTCAAGGTTAGCCGCTATCGGTCCTGCAAGGCTTTCAGTGGACATTGCCTCCAGACCGGGATGCTCTATACCTGTGTCCGGGTCATACAGCCTTCTGGCTGATTTAATGGATTCAGCAATTAGGTTCTCATGCTTCTCCAAAGCGGTCTTTGCTGCTGACCTACGCTCAAGGTTCATCGTCTGACGTTTCTTTTCAGCATCAATTCTGGCTGTAGGGGTAGCCATTTCAGCGGCGGCTTCCAGCTTGCCAGTTTCCTTCTGCTTGGCAGTTGGCAGAGCAGCAAGGGTTTGACCGGGGGCAACGCCAGTAGCCGGGGCAGAAGCAGTCGGAGCCGTAGCGGGGGCGGTAGCCGGAGCAGTAACCGGGGCAGGAGCAGGAGCAGCAGCCGGGGCAGGAGCTTGACCCATTTCCTGACTGAGCTTCCTAGCTATCAGCATTTGAACATCTTCCTCGTTCAAATCCATCCCCTGTATAGATGCGGCAAACTGCGCCATTCTTTGCTGTGCCTCTGGCGGCAATTCTGGGAACTCAAAGCTGGCTCTTTGTCCATCAACTTCTGCCACACCGGGGACATTGGCCGAGGGTGCGACCGAAGGAGCGACTGGCGCGGTAACTTCGGCTCCTGTTTGTACTCCACCTGTGGCCGTTCCAGCCTGACCTTGAATAGCCGGGATGAAAGTCGGCACGCCATTGACCATCTTTATCGTACCCGGAGGCATACCTTCCTCTGTTAGCTGGAAGGCTTGCGGAGCGTACTTCTGCTTGGTATCAATAACGGGGTTAGTAGGATCGTTAGTAACGATGCCCAAGTTTCCGTTATCCAGCTTGACCATTGCATGTGTCTTTAGCTGGCTTGGGTCGGTTATGCCAAGGTCTTTCAAGTCTGGGCCACCGAGCAAGCCGAGATATGCGCGTAGTGTTTCCTTGGTCGGAGTCGGGTCTTGTGGCAATGCTGCTTCCATGCCAGCCGCTACACCGGAGGAAGGAGGCTGGCCTAGAGCCGCCATGAGGTCTGCCGGGGGAACCGAGGGAGTCTCAGGCGTGATGCCAGCCGCAGCGAGGCCACCGCCCATGCCCGGAGCAATGCCCGGAGCAGGAGGGGGAGCAGCGCCGGGAAAGCCAGCCGCAGCAAGACCCCCGCCCATAGCCTGAACCGGAGCCACTGGAGGGGCAGGCGGGGGAGCAGCCTGTATTCCCAAAGCCTCGTTCAAGTCAGCCGGTCCCGTAGCCTTTGGAGCGTTCGGGTCGGTCATTTGCTGCACGGTACGGAGGATTTCAGAGTTCCGCATTGCCTCGGATTCATCCTCAGTTTTTTTGGCCTTTTTGCCGGTCAAGTATTCGCCCAGAAGTCCACCGCCGACCTGCGCCACTGTGCCTAGAATAGACTCAGGCGCAAGCATGGACACTGTTTCATACAAACCGCCATGCTGAGTAGGGGTTAATTCCTGCCGCCGTTCCTTGGTACGAATAGCCTTAAATTCCTCCTGACTTGCCCGCAACGCTTTCGCAAGGCGCTGACGCTTCTGAATCTCAGTAGCGTTCTGGTTGATATCTTTCCAGCTAGGAGGGACGTATGCCATTTCAGTATCCTCCACCGCCCATGCCGCCGCCGCCACGAAGCGCCATTACTCGGTTGCGTATCATACCCGGAAGTCCGGGCATCCTGCGCTCACCCGGAGCGCGAATACCGCCGCCCAAGGTTGACGGTATTGTAGCAGCCCCGCCACCCTTACCGGGCTTGTTCAGTGGCGTACCCATCGGCTGTTCACCTAGGGAGCCTGCCATGCCGGGGTCTTGCATGGGAGGCGGCTGCATCTGGTTCATTGGCCCCGGTGTGAAGCCACCTAGCTTGCCAGAACCCATTGGATTGTCCACCGGGGGAGCCATGTTTCCCGAGGCATCCTGACCCCATGACGGAGTAGGCACCTGTGGCACCGTTGATAGCTGCTGAGTGCCGGACATAGCGGTATTGGTCATTTGTCCCGGCAAAGCCGCAGCCGATCCACCTTTGCGGGGCTTGCCCCGGACTCCCGGCTGCTCGCCCATTCCACCTTGGTCATAGAACGCCATGTTCCCTCTCCTGTTTAGCCATGTGCCGGAAGGCACCTAGCAGTATGCCGAACAAGCCGGTATAGTTGACCTGCAAGAATCCGTCCGAGGCTTTGGACACAAGCTCAGGAACAAGGTCAAAAACCTGCTGCGCTGATATACCGGAATCCGGCAGCTTGGTATCCTTCCATTTCCAGCTAATCGGAATCAAGGAAAGCATGGTATTGTATGCCGCTTCATCGGCAATCTGTTCGATATCCTCCTTGAGAGCGATATCAGAGGCAGTAATGGCAGCCGAACCGAGTGCGCCGCCTAGCTGCCCTATTGAACTCATCTTGTTATTCCGTGCGGCCATTTGTTGATTGTAGATATTGGCCTGCTGTGCGAAGCCCTGCTGTGTGGCGTCCATGACGCGGTTGCCCTCGCCCATACCAGCACCCATAAAGCTCTGGTATGCAGGAGTGCGAACGCCACTAACCAGCCCTTGTGCTGCTTGGGCCTGCTGCCAAGGCAGCATATAGTTCTGCATGGACTGTTCATAGCCCTGCCGCTGCCCGCCCAGTTGCGTGTTGTAAATATCACGCGATTCTTGAGCGCCAGCCAACATGCCTTGTAGCTGTGCTTGTGCGCCTACATCACCATGCGAGGTAAGCATGTTCTGATAGGCACGGTCATATGCTGCCGTTCCCGGCTGGAGTCCTTGCAGGCGCAGTTTAGTCTGCATTTGCTGTTCGGATTGCTGCTGCTGTGGCCGGATACGAGCCATAAGCGATTCGGCAAGCCGCTGACCGTGCTTTTCGCCGGACAGTTCATCATAGGTCGGCATAGCAGGGCCACCATCAAATTCACCCTGCGCTCCGAGCCTGCCGAACATAGAGGTTTGAAGGCCACGCGCCTGATCTAGTGCCTGCTGGCTCGCCGGGTCAAGTGATTCTGTCTGTGTCCACTGGCCCGTAGTCGGGTCTTGATTCCACTTGAGAGAACCGAACGCCGTGACCTGATCTGGCCGGTTGGCTACAGTCTGCTTTTGAAGTTGCTCATTCTGTGACGCGGCCTGAGCAGCAGCCAACGGCACATAATTGGGAACTTTAGGCGCTTTCGGCTTCTTCCCGAATAGTCCTGACATTTTCCTGCTCCTTGACTATGAACCCTGCCGGTCGAATCCTCTCCCACCGGCCTGCCGTTTCAGGGGTACAAACGTACATCATCATATCCGCGCCATTCGGATAGTAGTTAGGTACTATCGAATTGAGCTTGAAGCCCAGATGCTCTACCAGCCTTTGGGCCTTTTTGTTATAGGACACAACCGTTCCAATCAGATTGGCAACGCCACAGCAGCGGAACGGGTAGTCATAAATCGCATACCAGAACAGGCGCGACGGCTGCTTGCCTTCTGCAATCCAGATATGCCCATGGATTGTCTTACCGTTATAGCCGTCGAACAAGGCTCCACAAATCACCTCAGTTCCGTCAACCTCCAGAACGCATACAGCCTTTTCCGTAGGTACGATATCCATGATATCCGCAAGCGTTTGGAGGTTCCTCGGGTCACTGTTAATCCAGCGAGTCATACCAGACCTCCGGCCTCATAGACCCATTCCAAAGCTGCCAAGCCAAAGGCTGAGGAAGTATCAACGCGCAACTGCCATGCAAACGCATAGCCCAGAATGTTGGCAGATACCCACGGACGATAGACGTTTTCGTGGCCTGCCCAGTTTGCCTCATCCCAGTTAGAGATATTCCATTTGGCATTGCCAGCCGCTATACCGGGGGGCGGTGTAGTGAGGTATTGGTCAATACGGAAATCCGGCAAGACCCGCATACGAAACGAGGGCTTGACTTCTGTATGGAAATTTGGACGAATCAGCTTGGCGTGTTTGTTGGCAGCAGGATTATCTAGGTAGGTATATGCACCGAAGCCATATGCCTTGATAGAGTCACCGCCTGAACCGTCAAGCAGTACGTTGTCCTTATAGTCGCCGGGGGTAACAACCAGAACACGGCCATTATCCGTGCCCATAAGGATATTACGGTCAACTGTGCGAAGGGTACGCGCCGGATAGTCAAACTTGCCCCACGCTCCAGTTAAGAAGTTCATGACTAGTTGGACTGGCTTTCCGGGGATACCCATAAGAATATCCTGCCCGGACCTATCAAAGACATTGATAACTACCCACGCAGAATCAGGATGAACCGATATCTCTATTGGGAATGGCGGATTAGGCTGTGATGCCAACTTAATTAGGGTGCGAGAAATACGCCGGGTCAGCGTATTGGAATACAGAATCTCCGTGATGCTGTTCGTTACCAGAGAGGACAGCGGCACTAGGCCACGGCGACTGAGGAACAGAATGTCGCCGCCATAGTCAGCCGTTGAACGAACGCTCAGGGGAGGAGCGATATACCAGATAGAATCAAGGAACCAGTCCTCGGCATTTTCTGGGTCATTACCGGAGTAGGAAGCAATCTCTCCCATAGTGGTTATGAACACTATGCGATCATCAAGACCATCGCCAGTATCAGCAGACCACCGGGCCAGCATTTGCAGATAGCCGCCACGCTTGAACAGGCCACCGACAAAGAACGGTTTAATTACACCGCCCATAGAGTCAATCGGTAGATACCATGCAGTCATGGTATTCTTTTCGATAAACCAGAGCCGTCCTTTATGCACAAGAACGAATGAGAAATTGTTAGGGTCTGTGCCCTCAATTTCTCCGGGTGCATCTGCCGTACCTGCGCCAACCTGCATGAACCGCGCCCATGCTGTACCATTATAGAACATAGTAACGAAGCCGTCAACAGCGATCAAGAATTGACCAGCCGCCGTAGCAAAGTTGGTATCAATAAAGGGGTTATTGCTGCCAGCACTATGCTCTGCAACCTGTGGCGGATTTGCACCGGGAGTCGTTATGTCATAAATGTAGTTATAGTCAGCAGCGAATATCTCAGTCGAACCGTCAAGAGCCTGATAGCTCATGATGCTATGGACTATGCCTCCCCCGCCGCCTCCCGGTATGCCGGTAGTCCATTCCTGATAGCCGGGGCGCACAGCCAAGACACCTGTATCCGGGTAAAAATTCATTACATCAATCAGGAACTCCGGCCCCATATTGGAAAGGGGGTCAAGATCATTAAGGCCGCCCGTTGGCGCTTGAACGGCAAGCGCCTGACTGACTCTCTGCGGTCCTAGCTTGGCGTTAAACATTCCAGCTTCCATCCGGTACGTTCTGACCAGAAATGTATAGGTAATCCCATTGCCGATTCAGTGAGATAACGGGAGCGCCCTGAGTCTGCCCTTTCTCGGCAGTAACCATGTACTCAAACTCACGGCCAAGCTCTGCGGCTTCCATGCCCTTCGCGGCCCAGAGTTTGTACTTGACTCCGGCGCACATCATGAAGTTGTCAAAGACAGGCTCATCATTGTCCTTCGTGAGCTTATCTTTATATCCCGGCAAATCCGGGTCAAAAACCCAGTTGCGCGAGATATAGTAAAAGTCGATTTTTTCATTCAGGGCGGGGATGGGAAAGACTTGGAACTTGTTATCCAGTATTCGGTAGCGGTAATACACGCCAACCGAAACAATGCCGTTCTTGACCCATGACCATCCTTGGGGACTCATAGGCCCGAACATGGGACGGCGGTTAGTCGAAGTCCACTGGGTCTGATTGACTATGCGCCCGAAGTCAGCCGGAAGGTCAAATTCCGAAGCAATTCCATCCCCGATATACTGCTGTGACTTTTCAAGGAACTGCCAGTCATGAACTTTGACAAGCTGTGTTCCCAAAGCGTTGACCAGACCGAGCGTTTGGAACCCGGTCTGGTCGTCGAACGGCGATATCGTGGTTTCCACCTGCGGCAGACCAATCTCTTGCAGGGCTTGGTTTACGATGGTCAGCACAGATGCCCGAACGGCCATGACTTACCCCTTGCGTTCTGTCTTTGCGCTTCTGTCAGCCTCCAGCCGTTTCAGAGTCTCGGCTTGGTCGGCAAGCGCATGTTCCAGAGCCGTCAACTTATTCCGTAGATCGTCATTCTCTTTCTGCATGGCGATAAACGGAGCAGATTTCTCGGCCCTTTCGATAGCTGCTTGTGCCCGCTGTTTCAGCTTGAATAGGCCGGGGATACGGGTACATACATCATCCCCCACGTTGGCAAGCTGTTCCAGTGTGCGGATTCGGAGGTAGGCTAGTTCTTCGACCTGTGACCGGGTAATCCACGGGGTTTCGGCCAGCGGAGTACCGATCACCTGTTCCGTGTCTCCTGCCTTGAAAGCGGCATAGGAAGCACGGAACCGCTGCTTGTCCATATCTGTCACCGGGCGCTGGACGATATTCGTCTGGTTGCCGGGAGTACGAATCTCAACGTAGTCTCGGTCCTTGTAAATGGGGCGGCCTTCCTTGGCCGATTCAGCCTCGTCCAGAAATGGACGAACGTAGAACTTCACATATACGCTTTTGTCGCCAGCGTTGCGATGCTCAAAGTCCTCAACATCAAAATCAGCTTGACCGTGCATAAAATACTCCTTAGCGGGGTGCGGTATTCGCGCGATTGATTATGATTGTCTCAGCGCGAAAGCAAGACAACCAATGCAAAAAAAGCAACGCCAAGCCAGCCGAGATTGATACGGCTACTGAACGCCACGTTGAACGCTGCCAGTACAAGGCAGATGAAGCCGACAAACATCAAGATTAAAAGCAACATTTCCATGACGATTCCTCAGAAAGTACGCATCCTGCGAGTGATGGTCGGGGGGCAGGCATTGTGGCGGTATCCGTAGGTACGGTACACCTTCTCCCTATGCCCATTCGGGAAACGATAGAAACAATATTTCCTATTC